CGGAGAGTAAGAATTGAGAAATATAAAATTAACAATCGAATATGATGGAAAAGGATTTAATGGCTGGCAAAAACAGCCTAAAATTAAGGGTTTGAACTAAATTTCAAAAAGTGTGAAACCTGTTCAAACCCTTAATATTACAACATTTTTAATTTTCAACTATTTTATACAAGTTTTGAAATATACTTGAAACTTTTTTGCAAGGCTGTAACGGTGGCTGTAAAAGTTAAAAATTAATAGTTAAATTATTATCTTTTAAATAGTTGTAGGACATATCTATATGTTCTTTTTTAAATTTATCAAAAACTTCGCAATATACATTTAATGTAGTAGATACATTTGCATGTCCCATTATTTTTGCTAAAACTGCAGCAGGCATTCCTGATTCAATACATCTTGTTGCAAAAGTATGTCTTAACATATGCTGATGTACATCGTAACCTTTACTAATATTATTTTCTTGGCAAAAATATTTAAACATCATATTAACTGTATCAGTACTAATACATTCTTTTTTAGAATTACAAAAAAGTAAATTATAATCATTTTCTGTATAATATTCTGATGATAAATAGTCTTTAAGAATATTTTCTACATTTGAATCCATTATTATATCTCTAATTCCATTTACTGTTTTAGTATATAATCCAATTTTAGCTCTATCATCAAATGTACGAGTAATAGTTCTTCTAATGTGAATTATTTTGTTTTCAAAATCAATATCATTAATATCTAAAGCATTTATTTCGCCCATTCTCATTCCTGTATATAAACTTAAAAATATTTGATATTTGTACCTGAATTTTTTTGTTTTTAACAATTCTTCTACAAGCTGTTTTTGCTCTTCAATAGTAAAAGCAGAGACAGCTCTTGATTTATTTTTATATTTTGATGATAAAGGTATTTCAAATTCCAGCTGATCATCAAAGAAATTATATCTTAATATATTTCTTCTTACAGCTATTTTAAATGTATTATTTACAATACCATATATTTTGGCTATTACTGAATCTGAATATTTAGTAATATAAGTTAAAAAGTCTTTTAGATCATTGTCTGTTATTTTTTGAAGTTCCATACTGGCCATATAATGAGTAGATATATTTTTTAGTGTATGTAGCTTTCGAGAATAAGAAGATTCTTGTAATTTATTCATTTTATATCCAGCGTCAATAAATTCTTTTGCGATCGTATAAAAAGTAATTTTTGATTTATCTACATAAGTATCAGTATTTAGTTCAGTAATAACTTTTTCTAGTTTTGTCTTTACCTCTTGTCTAGTTTTTCCATAAATGGTTTTTCTTTTTCTTTTACCGGTTTTTTCATCACACATAGCAATAGTGTATTCAGTAACCCATAGTGTTTTTCCGTTTATTTCTCTTTTGAATATAGTACCTTCGCCGTTTCCACGCTTCTTTGATGTACCCATAATAAAAAACCTCCATTTTTCTTGTAATACCACTTGAAAAAATGAAGATTTTTGTATATAATACAAAAAGTAATCACTTTTTAAGTGGTTATGCTCCGGATAAGAATGTGTATCGTCTCGCAAAGTTGAAACACTTTCTTATCCCTTTTTTTATGTTCTTGTAATTTTACCACAATTTTGACAAACTATAACTGATTTAGTTTTACTACCCTTTTTGGTTAGTAGTGGAATCAATAATATAATTCCACAAGTACAAATAGCAAGAATGATCCAAATTATAGACATTAATATACCTCTTTTTTTCTGCTTTTCTACTGCTTGGACTGTTACATTTGTACTACCACAATGTTTACATTTTAACATCTAAAACATCTCCTTTCTATTTTAAAGCACTGGTATTTTCTACTCTTATTACTTTACCATAAATTTTAAGTTCTTTTGTTTTCTCAATTGGATAATATGGATTCATTGCTTGTAATTCATAAATGTCATCAAATTTTAAAACTTTTCTAATCATAACAATATTATTAGTTAATATTAAACATGTTTGGCCAGATTCAAAATTAAAATCTTCTGTTATTATTGCAATATCTCCAATACCAAGTAGAGGTAACATAGAATTGTCATTTATTTGTAAAGCAAAAGATGATTTAGGTAAATATTCATTAATAACAATGTCCTTTAGATAAAATTTTTCTATTGAAGTTTTAATATCTTTTGAATATTCAGATATTAAAGGTATAGTTGTAAGTTCTTTCTTCTTATTTGTTTCTTCATCATCAATACACATTAAATAAGAAGGGGATACCTTAAAAAGATTTGACATTATTTCAATAGAACTTCTTTTAATATTCTTTACAGCACCCTTTTCATATTTTCTAATAGCGGATTTTTGAACTCCTAAATATTTGCCTAATTCTTCTTGAGTTAAGCCATTTGCAAGCCTTAATTGCTTTATTCTTTCGCCCATATCCATGTTATACACCTCCTATAAGTGTCTTAATATTATCATATTTCTAACAATTTTACAAGTATTTTTAAAAAAGTGTCTTAAAAATTTAAAAATTTTTCAAAAAACTATTGACAAAGAAAAATTATTGATATATTATGAGAGTGTCTTAAAAAGATACCTAAAAGAAAGGGGGAAAATTAATGGATATTAATAAACTAAAATCAAAAATGGCACTACACGGAGATACAGGAGGGGATTTAGCAGGTTATTTAAGCATTTCCAGAAGTACACTTTCTTCAAAAATGAATGAAACAAACGGATCAGAATTTACACAAAATGAAATTCTAAAGATAAAAGAAAGATATTCATTAACAAGCGAAGAAGTAGATGAAATTTTTTTTAACAAAAAAGTGTCTTAAAAAGACACGAAAGGAGAGTAAATGAAAAATTTGAAAAAATGCGAGACGATACACAAATTAGAAGGAGGAATAAAAAATGGAATTGCAAGACAATATTTTTTATACACCAACAGTATTTGCTGAATTAAGAGGATGCAATATAGATACGGCAAGAACAATATATAATTTACCGGATTTTCCAAGTGAAAATTTTGGAAAAGAAAAAGTTGCATTAGGAAGTGCAATAAGAGAATGGTATAGAGAAAAAAGAGTGAAAGGGGAATAAACAAATGAAGATTATTAATAAGAAGAAATTTATAGCAAGAATAATAGATCTTGTAATTATTATAGCAACGATAGTATTAACACCAATGGCAATTAATTATGCAAATGCCTGGAGAGGATATAGAGGTTTTGGAGGAGAATATTTACTTCCAATATTAGGTTTATTAGCAATATTAGTAATAGAAACTATTTTAGAAGAAAGCAACAGGAGGTAGGCCATGAATATAAAGGAATATGTAAAAAGTTTATTTATCATATACAGATACAGAAAAATGAAAGCAACATTGCGTATTATGAAAAATAATTTAAAACTTTTGAAAGGAGGAAATTAAATGGGTTATAAGGAAATTAAAGATCTTATTTCAGATATAGACGAATTTCATAATGAAGCTGAATTAAGAGAAATCTTACAACAAATTTTATTCATCTGTGAAGAAAACATAAAAAAAGAATTATCTACCGACAGCCAATCAAAATAGATAATTCAAAAAAATATTTATATAAATACTTTCTATTTGCATTTTATCATAGAAAGTTAGAAAGGACAAGAGTTTGAAAATAAATAATAAATTAAATTTACCACAACCTTTTGTAGATGCAGTTACAAGAGAGTACGAATATAAAGACAAACAATATAGTGTAACTACAATATTGAAAGATGTTAGAGAAATATTACTTACTAGAAGACATAATAACGAAATAGAGCAGGATGTTGCTGATATGATTTGGCTTATTTTTGGAACAGCTGTACATAAAGTTTTAGAAGAAAGCCAGGAAGAAGCTTCAGAAGTTAAAGAAGAACATTTTGTAGAAGAAGTTGAAAATGGCTATAAACTTTCAGGCCAAGCAGATTTATATAATTTAGAACAAAAAATGGTAACAGATTATAAAACATGTTCAGTATGGAAAGTTATTTATGATGATTGGGATGATTATAAAAAACAATTATTAATGTATGCTTGGGCATTTAAAAAAATGGGATTTGAAGCTGATAAAGGACAAATAGTAGCAGTAATAAAAGATTATAGTAAAACCAAGGCAAAAACAGATAGTAATTATCCTCAATACCCAGTTTACAAAAAGATATTTAATTTTACAGAACAAGACTTTGAAGAAATAGAAACATATATAAAAGAAAAGTTTAAACAAATTGCAGAAAACGAACAAACTCCGGATGACGATTTACCAATATGCAGTGAAGAAGCAAGATGGAACGATGGTGATAAATATGCAGTAAAGAAAAGAGGCAATAAAAGAGCTTTAAGGGTTTACGACACTTTAGAAGAAGCAGAAAATCATTTAAAAGAAGATGAAAGTTTAGAATTAGAAATTCGCAAAGGTGAAGATAAAAAATGTTTAGAATATTGCAGTTGTTGTGAATTTTGTAATTATTGGAAAGAAAGATATGGAGGTAATAAATAATGGAAAATGGAAAAGTTGAAATGAAATTAGAAGACTTTATGGAATTAATGGAAGAAAAAAAGTCTTCAGATTATGCAAGCGATGAATTAGACGAAATATTAACAATGTTATTTGATAATGCAAGACTAAGTTATGACGATAAAGATTTATATTTTGATGCTGATAAATTAGATGGCTATTTAAAAGGTAGAGAAAGATGTCGTTATTACGCAACTTTAAAAAAATTACAAGAAGAAAAAACAAAGAAAAATCAAGAAAACAAGGAGGATGAAGATTAATGGAAAAAGCTGAATTAAAAGAAGTTCCAACTTTAGAAGGAATGTTGGATTCAAACAGAAAATTAATTTTTGAATGTTTAGATGTAACAAGAACACTTTATGGAGAATTTACAGCAGATGCAATGCCTGAAAATAATATACCTGAACCAACTTGCATAATGGCAGATATTGTAGGACAAAACAATAATTTAAAGTTCTTACTAGATACATTAATAAGTATAAAAAATCAAGTTAAATAGAAAGGAGAATTATCGCATGGGAATACCAGTATTAATTTTAGGTGAAAGTGGATCAGGTAAAAGCTGTTCTCTTCGTAATTTTGAGAAGGATGATGTTGTGGTCTATAACATTGCAGGAAAGCCTCTTCCATTTAAAAAGCAATTAAACAAAGCAGACAATGTGACTTATACACAAATAAAAAATAACATGGCCAAAGGAAATTTTAAAACTTATGTAATAGATGATAGTCAATATTTAATGGCTTTTGAAAGTTTTGAACATGCAAAAGAATTAGGGTATGGAAAATTTACTAATATGGCCTTAAATTTCAAAGATTTAATTGATTTTATTATAAAGAAAACACCAAGTGATTGCATTGTATATATGTTGCATCATACAGAACTTGCAGAAAACGGAAAACTAAAAGCTAAAACGCTTGGAAAAATGCTTGATAATCAGCTTACTGTAGAAGGTTTATTTTCAATAGTTTTACTTTGCCAAGTAGAAGGAAGCGAACACTTCTTTATTACAAATTCTGATGGTAGTAATCCAGCTAAAAGCCCTATGGATATGTTCGAATTAAAAATAGATAATGACTTAAAAATGGTAGATACAACAATAAGAGAATATTACGAATTAAATAAAAAGGAAAACAAAAAGAATGCAGATGTTAGAACAACTGAAGGATAATATTTCAGTATATGCCTGTAATGGACATTGTAGTAAATGTGGAAATTGTTGTACTAATTTTTTACCAATTACTAAAAAAGAAGTTAAAAGGATCAAACAATATATAAAAGAAAACGATATAAAAGCTGAAAACAGAATAACTGATAAAGGTATTATTTTACAATGTCCGTTTTTAAATCAGGAAACAAAGAAATGCAAAATATATGAAGTAAGGCCATTTGTATGTAGAAATTTTCTTTGTAGCAATAAAGACTGGAGAAGAAAAAGAAAATTATATATGGAAAGAGCAGACATAACGGAATG